GGATCACCCTTAGGTCCAATTAAACCTTGAGGGCCCACCTGACCGATTTCTCCCTGATCCCCCTTTTCGCCGGGATCACCCTTAGGTCCAATTTCTCCAGCGTTTCCTTGTATTCCTTTAGGTCCAACCTCTCCGTCTTTACCGTCAACACCCGGTTTACCAGAGGGACCTGGATCTCCCACAGGACCCTGATCACCTTGTGGTCCCCTTTCTCCCACAGGGCCCTGCTCACCCTGCTCGCCCTTTGGTCCTATTGAACCATCTGTACCCGGAAGTCCGGGAGAGCCCTTTTCTCCTTTAGGCCCACGAGGTCCAACAGAACCTTCTTTCCCTCTAGGACCCTGTGGGCCAGGAGGGCCTTGTTCACCCAATAAAACTTGCTCCTCCTCTTCCACAACTTCGGTAGGAAAGTATCTAAAAAGTTCATCTATGTTATTTTTACTGCCACTGAAACGATAAACATTTCCATCTGTGCTTTCTACATCCAAACTGTGTATACCGGGACTGATTCTAATTTCCACGTTGGGGGAATTATCGGTGGAAAATAAAACATCCCCTCTTTGTAGAGAGGAGTTTAAAGTTTCCTTGAGTATATACTGATCCCTTTCAGTTTCCTCTATTTCTCTAAAATACTCATTAATGGTTTTATGAGATCCTATAAATTTGATAACTGAAGTTTTGTCCTCGGTTTCAAGAACAATACTAGAAATACCATCTCCAAAATTTACAACTTCATCAACACCCACATTGTTAGGTGCTTTTATGAAAAGATCGTTTTTAGAAAACTTATTATCAATTTTAGATTGAAGAACAAACTGAGACATTATGTTTTTCCTAAACCTACACTTCTTATGTATTAAGAAGTTTTATCTCTTCTTTTTCTTCTTTTTATACTTTTTGGCAGTTTCTTTATTTTGTTGCTTTTTCTTCAAATCATCAATTTGTGAATCCATTTCCTTCATCATCTGTTGTTGTTGCATTTGCTGCATAATGTTAGTATAACTTTCGTAGTTTTGCCTAACTCTCTCTTTTTGTTCTGGTGGGATTAAATTTTCCTCAATAAGTCGTTTACATGCGGCATATCCCATATGAGGTTTACCTGCATAAAAAGCAGTTGCACCAATTTCATCCAGTAACCCATACTTATATACTTCCTCCTGAATGAAAAGAATATCATTGTCTGGATAAGGAATTCCGATACCAGTGCTTGCGTGCATAAATGCCAAAGCATTTTTACCCATAGAACGATAAATTCTTGATATCTGATATAAAGGTTCTGCTCTGTCAGGTTTATAGTTATAGCAGTCCTCGAATGCTCTAATTACGTCCATATTAGGTTCGCCTTTTATGCCCTTAAGAATTGCAACTCTATACATGCTATAGAAAACTTCCTCAGGCCATCCACCTATATCAACTCGTTTCTGATACGCTTCGAGTGAATTATCCCATTGTTGAGAATCGAAGTATGACTGTGCTAGGTAAAATTGATACCTCGCATTATCCGGATCATCCTCCAAAGCATTTCTCAGAGTTTCAGCATCCCTTTCATACTTTTCTACTGGAGTTATACCCACATTTCGATTACCCTCAGTTCTAGCCTCTACGCTATAGTTTCCAAACAATCGACTAACTTTTGCATTTTCATTATCACACGCTGCATACTCGTGAAGTATGCCCTCATATCTCCACCTAGAAGAAGTTTTAAATATTTGATTTCTCCACCATACAAAGTCACCCCTCTGTATTTTTAGGGAGTACGCATCAGCATCAGCATCATCGGGTAGTTTCAACTCACCCACTAAAGAGTCATCTGCATCAATAACCCACGCATAGTCTGCTTTATTATCGGCATTACGAAACGCTTCGGTACGAGATCCAATATTACCTGCATGATTACCAAATCCCTTCCAATCAGAAAGGTATACTTCACCGGGAACACCCAATTCATCCATTATTTCTTTTATTTTATCGGGAGTTCCGTCTGTAGATCCCGTATCAGTGATATCATATCGGTCTACGAAGGGAGCGACGGAACGCAGACACCTCTCGATAACGTGAGTTTCATCTTTAACAATCATACACAGAGTAATAGTTGGTTTCATGATAAAAAATCCTTTTGTTCATTGTATGTATAGTTCATTTCCTACGTATCCATGAACTCCACCCATTTCTTTCTGCCTCGTGTCCAACACATATCCAATCATTATCTTCGCTTAGGTGAAGTTTAGTTTTGTAGTTTTTATATTCATTATCATCATCGAGAAGAATTATACTTACTCTATCTTTAACTAATAAAAATTCGTCATATCCAGAAAATTCGCTACCATCAATCAAACACAGATCATAGTCTTCTGTCAGATTATTTAAAACCCCTGTATCTGATCCTTTAAAATGAACTATATCCTGATTGTACCAGTTGATACGGGATTCGAGGTCCTCTCGTACAGATTCCAATTCTCTGCCTTTCAAGGAGTTCAATACTTCCCTATGCTCGATACAGTACGAGATATAATCTTCATAATTTTTTAATGAAAACGAATCATATGAAATACTGGTATTCTTATGACATTCCACAAAAGAAAAGTTTTCTGTATTTTTTTCTAGATCACTAAAATATTCAGTTGGCTCCATACAAACTAGTTTAGTATTTTCCGTCTGATTAGCCTGGAGTGCAGCGGCAAGACATTGTGTGGAGCCATTGCCGCTACCAGAACCTATCTCTATAACTCTCTGAATTGATTTATTATTAACGATTAGACTAACAATATATTTACCAAAATTTGTACCATAGTGTATCTCGGGAGTTCTCATTTTTATATTCCAGTTCTTTATTTTAAATAATCAACATAATCAGAACAAATACCAAAAACCTCGGTGGGGTTCCAAGAAACCAAATCTTCCTCGGACAACAACGGTATTATACACTGATCATTTACTTCTCTCAAATCATGGGCCCATATTAAACCATTACTAATAATTGTGTATCTTTCTTCTTCATGGAAGAATAATTTTAATTGATCATAATTCAATAGAAACTGCAAAGAATTAAAATTTTTACAATGTATCCATAAATTTTTAGACCTACCAAGTAACCATTCCAAATCAACCATACTAATCGGTTCATCATGACCTAAAAATAATTCACCCTTTACCACCCAAACATCTATTTCTACGTCATATCCCTTACCTATAGACTCATCAATATATGATTGAGTATTTTCTCTTTTTAAATTGGGACCGTTGGTATTTCCCCTGTGGGCTATTAATTTCATATTTCTTCAATTCTCATTGTCTTATCATCATAGAAAATATCGTAATAGGGCTTATCACATCTAAGTTTATGATGTTTCGCACCCCAATTAGATAATTGAGATTTTGTTAAATCAAACCAATCAATACCGCTACGACTTCCTCTTGCAGTCCAATACACTATTGTATTTCCCTCGTCATATAGTCTATTAATTTTATCGATATTTTCTTGGATCGGTTTTGCATCTTCATACACTCTTGGGTTGTCCGGCGTATTGCATATTGTTTCGTCAACATCAACGTAAATCACTCTCATAATAATCTTTCCAATAGCGATAACAATTCAATAAGTCATCTTCATTTTTAACTTGACCTTTATTTAAAATAGAGTTCCATGCCTCAATATTATCCACCTCTTCGGGTGTACCCATAACCGTGGCAAAAGGTGTGTCATAATAACCAACCAATAACCCATCATTTATTAATAGGTTATATACAAGAGTTACATAATATTCCCCGTTGTATTGAATATTATTAATGACTGCTTCATCAAAATATTTTTTTATGTAAGAACCTTTACTAAAGTAGTAAGTTCCGGTGGAGGCATGTTCATTCATTGGATTATCTGTGTAGCACTCTTTTTCTTTTATTTCTGTAACTAAATTATTAACAGTTCTCATAAAAGCCATTTTTGTATTGTTGAGTGTATGCGGATGAAATCCAGAATGCGACAATATACAACCGTCTAACTTATTTTTCTTCACATACTCCAAGAAGTCTTCTCTATCCCATAAATATGGGTTATCGCAATAAGTAACTACAACCTCTTCGTCGTCATCTATTAAATCGTAAACCTGCTGAACGGTAAAAACTGGGCCCTTTTTGTGGGAGGGCATCGATACAATTTTACATTTTTTGCAAATTTCGTGTAAAACTTCTTTCATATTTGTTTGGGACAAATGATCCTCATTACAAATGAAAATAAACTCATCATCAACAGAAAACATATCGACTATATGTTCTATTACTTTTTTGTTTGCAACATGTATTAACGGTTTTGGATCAGTATATCCTGCATCCACAAATCTTTGACCTAGCCCGGCCATGGGAACAATAATTTTCATACTAAAGATTTCCTATATTTTTCCTCTTCCATACCACTCAGTTTATGTATTTCCTTTTCCGAAAGAAAATTAGAAGTCAGTCCGACTTCTCTGTGCAAACTCAACATATAATCATTAACAGATCGCATAGATTCCGGCAACACCACAGCATCAGGAAATAAAAACCCATGAACTTTATTTTTTGTGGAAAATTGTTTAAAATTCTTAGAGTTTTTAAGTAACCAAATTTTACATAATTGGTTTATTTCCATACTAGTTGTAAAAACTTCCTGAAAAGAATAACCCGAACAAATCAAACCATGACTCTCTAATAAATTTATAGTGTTTTCTGAATTGGGTATAAAGTTATTCTTCAAGTCTTGTCCCGGAGTAAAGTATGGAACGTAGTTATAATCATAATCCTTTAAGATTTCAGAAACAATTTTTTTAGATTCCTTGGAGCAAAGAATAGTATTCAAATGAATAGGATGTGTATGTAAAACAAAATTATGTGGTATCTTTAAATGTACCCCGTACTCCATAGATGGTCGATTTTGACTAAAGTCTAGAAGGTTTCCCTCACTATCACATAAACTAAACCCATCGAGTAAAGTAACATCTCCCATATTTTTCCCAGATGAAGTTATCACCATCTTATCTTCGAATTTATAGGAGATGTTCCCGCCTTGGTGTTGAACTAAATCATATTCAAGAGAAGTCATTTCGCAAAGAGAAAGAAAATCTCTATGCCTATCATACATGGTTTTTATTTTTTTTCCTATTTCCTTACCGACACCCGTTACATATGTGCATTCGAGATGAACCTTTTTATCTCTTTTTTCTTCGAATCTAATAATTATATCAGCCTTTTGTTTCTGTGGTTCAATATATAAGGATTCATCAATTTCTCTTCTTTTTATTGCCGACTTTACTTCATCAACAGTATATCCCCGCTTTGTAGTATCTCTCTCAACTTTCCATTGTGTCAGTAAATCTCTCTCTGTTTCTACAAAAATACCAATGTCACATAATTCAGACATAGTACCATATAGAGCATGTAAACCCTCATACAATATGATTTCTTTTGGATCAATATTAACAGGAGCGTCAAATTTTCCAGTGTCGTGATTGTATCTTTTTCTCATTATTGATTCACCGGAAATTAGTTTTTTTAAACTTTCAATCTCTTCATGTAAATTATTAGATGATGGATTCAAATGTGTGTGTATGTTCCAATTGGTATCTCCACGTTCCCACTTGTGAGCATCATCACCATTTATAGTCACTACATCATTACACCCAAAAATAAAATATAAAAACTTAGATAAAGTACTTTTACCTACACCAGAACTCCCAGTTATACAAATAAGATTTTTCATTTATCAGAAAAAATTTCAGACTCATCAATTATTCTATTCATTTGTTCTTTTTGTTTATCGAAGGGACGATAACAATGTAAATCAACAACATGTTTCTGTTTTAATAGATTAATATCATACACATAATCATTTTTCTCATCTGACCACATGCTCCTATCGATTCTGTTTATTCTATTATCGTAATGATAACCTATAAATTTTATCTTATTATCAGATAGTGCATTATAAAGCATCACTGATGAATAATTTTCTTCTGCTAACCAATAAAAACTTTCAAAATTCATTAGTTCATCTTGGGATGGTTTTGGCCACGGGGGTTGACAGTGTGCTCCGTGACCATAAATTCCAGAGTCTACTATATGACGTATTTGCTCATCAAAGGATCTATTTAATTCGTACAAATTAATAAAATTACTACCCTTAGAAACATGATAATGTGCTGGTAAGTCTGCACCACTATCGTGACAACCATATCTAATTCGCCTAAGAACCGCCGGACCTTCCTTTATAAAGCCGTCCAGAACACCTCGCCTGACAACAGATATTGCTGAGAAATTTAAATGTAGATAAGAATCTTCTGGTGCAGAATCTATATTCGATGTAAAGTATTCTTTATTGAGAGGAATAAGATCAATATCACCAATCATCCAAGTTTTTTCTGGATCGGTTTTTGTATAATCAAATTTGGACCATGTTATCTGTAAGACCTTTGGCAAGTTTTCAATAAATTCTCTCTCGATAATAGTCCCATATTCTTCAGACATGTCGGTGTTACTCTTTTTGCCATAAAGAATGCAGATAGGTTCTATTCCCAGAGCAGTTTTATAAATTTTGGACTGGATGTTCCAGAACTTACTATATTCTTCTGATGTGGAAAATATTACATTGTCAATTTTCATTACAATTATCTTTCATAATTTTGTAGGTTTTCTCTATACCAGATTCCAACCCATAAGTCTTAATAGGCAAATCACTCACCCCACAATAAAATCCATAATCTTTTGTTTCTATAAAAACAGGAACAGTATAATTATCTAGATCATTTATAATGGAAGCAATTTCTAATAGTGTTTTTTTCCCTTGATACGAACAATTAATTTCTTTTTCAAGGTTATCATTGTTAATATAGTATTCTACCAAAGAAATTAAATCTTGCATATAGAAAAAATCCATAATTTTTTCCGAGTGTATGATAATTGGTTGTTTATTAATATAACGATTTATACTTGATTTTATAAATCTTCTATCCAGTTCGTTCTCATCAAAAACTGCGAATACTCTCAGGTTATAGAAATTATCAGTATTTCTTATGGACTCAGATATTATGCTCTTGCTCATACCATATGGAGTTTCTTTATGAAACAGTTCTGCACCAGATCCAAAAGATATTAACCTACCGAAAGATTTTTTATTTGACAATAAATTATAATACATCATCAAATTTTGCCGAAGAACATCAGGGCCGTCGGGAGACAACCTACTTCCCCCGACGGCCGCAGTATGAACAACAACATCAAATTCTCTAGTTCTAAACCACTCAGAAGTAAGAACGGGATCCGATAGATCAAAATCATTCCTAGTGACACTAGTTATATTGTACTTACCAGAAAACCCTTTAACAAGACTTTTGGCAATATATCCATTACCACCTGTTACTAATATATTCACTTGTCTTTATCGGTTACCGTATTTGGAGTTGCTGAGTGATTTGTCGGGAATCCTTGATCCGTTTCATATTTCCACTTAGAATCTCCAAGCAATTTTTCAAGTTCCTCTTCTTTAATTTCATAGAAGTTTTCCTCTGCTGGAAATTGTCGGCTACGAACTTCATTAACATAATCGGTAAGAGCACTTGCCATAATTTGACCTGCTTCACAGTATCTCTTAACAAACTTAGATTTAAATTCCCAGAAAAGTCCCATGAGATCATGGAAAATAACCAACTGCCCATCAACCTCATCACCTGCACCAATTCCATAGACAGGAATATCCAATTCCTTTGCAATCATTCCGGCCGGTTCCTTTGGCATCGCTTCTAGGAGAAGCGCGGAGCAGCCCGCATCCTGTAATTCTAAGGCTTGCTTCAGAACAATCTCTGCTTGTTTTGCAGTCTTGCCCTGAACCTTATATCCACCAAGTTTTGCTCGTGTATGTGGAGTAAGTCCAAGGTGACTCATAACCATGATACCAGCATCACAGATTGCTCTGATTCGCTCCGTCATTGCACCCTCTACCTTAACCATATCACAACCAGCAACGATAAACCTACCGGCGTTCTCTACCGCGAGTTCATTCGACTGCTGATATGACATATAGGGCATGTCACCAATAATTAAGGCATTCTTTGCTCCCCTACAAACTGCTTCGGATGACGCAATCATATTATCCATAGTAACCGGAATTGTTGTCTTGTGACCAAGAGTTGTCATTCCGAGAGAGTCACCGATCAAGATAGCATCAACTCCAGCCATGTCTGCAATCCTTGCTTGAGGATAATCATACGCAGTCACCAGAACTGTAGGGTCATTATTCTTTTTATTGTTGTTGAGTGTTAAAATTGTTTTTTTAGTTTTGCTGTCCGCTGGCATATTAAATTTCCTCCACAGGGGTTACAATCATGTTGTTCAAAAATTCTTCACGAGACAAAAAGGGATACATGTCCTCTAAGGGTTTAGAAAACATTTTTCCGTTTGGTAGTTTCTTACTACTAATAGTAGGCAATACTTCATCCCATTCTTTACAAATCACTTCACATATCACGGGCCCATTATGACTCAAAGACTCGTTAATATCATCTTTCAGTTTATTTATATCGGATGATCGTATATACTTTATACCATACGCATCTGATACCTTTTCAAGATCGGGGAACGACACACCCGAATCTACATCGGTTCCAATAAATCCGTCATCAAAAAACTTTCTTTGTGTTGTTCTAATAGAGAGATAACCATTGTTATTCCAAACAAACATTTTGACAGGCAATTTATTGTGAACCATTGTTTGCAATTCCTGAATATTTGTTTGGAACGAACCGTCCCCAACAATACCAATTACATCTCCGCTATCTTTTGCAACCGAAACACCTATGCTGGCAGGCAACGTGAATCCCATATCGGCTTGAGCACCGGAAGTAATATACCTCTGATTTTTTTCTATATGAACCGCTTGAGAGGAAACATAATAAGCAGATCCGGCATCAGAAACCACAACGTCATCGTCCCTAGTGCATTCAGAAAGAACTTTCATAAATCCGTAAAAACTTATACCGTCACTGTCATTTAAATGTTCTTCCGAAAATACGGGCCAATTAGTTTTCCACCCTAAACATTGTTTGGACCAGTTGTCTGGGCACTTTGAGGCTTCAAATCTTTGTAAAAACTTTTTTGCGTCCGAGTGGATAAATTTGTCTATCTTTATAGTGTTCTTTTGATGTTCTTTATCATCAATATCGACAACAACAAGTTTTGCCTCTCGTGCAAAGTTTTCATAAATGTAACCCGTAACAGGAATTCCTAGTCTAGTCCCTATCGTTAATACTAGATCAGAATTCTGCAATGCAAAATTGGCTGCTCTATTGCCCTTAATTCCAACTCTACCTATGTTGAGCGGATGATCTGTTGGTAATAGATCTGCTGCAAGATAAGTATTAACCACTGGAATATTATATTTCTCTACAAACTGTTTAAATTCCTCACTGGCTCCAGATAACCTTACACCATTACCCGCTAATATTACCGGACGTTGAGCACAACGAAAATACTCACTCACCTCTTCTAAATCAGGTTTTGGCCAAGACCACCATATCTCATCAAAAGCATCGGAGGCGGTATGATGATACCCAACCAAAGATTCCGGATCTATGAGAGTGGATTGAATATCCAAAGGAATATCTAACCAAACAGGACCGGGTCTACCCGAAAAGGCCTCGTGGATCGCTCGTTCCATATGGTATCGAATTTGTTTTGGATCATCAACTAGAACTGCATATTTAGTGATACTCTTTACTATCTCAACAATATCTGCTTCTTGAACACCAATCTGTCTCAATGGTAAATCATAATTACTCATTGTTTGGTGAGAATTTATCTGACCCGATACAAAAAGCATGGGAACATTATCTTGCCACGCATCCAATAACCCCGTTATGGTATTGGTTGCACCACAACCTGTTGTTGGCATTACAACTCCCAACTTTCCGCTGTACTTAGAATAACCAACGGCTGACATTGCAGACGCTTGTTCGTGGTGACCACAAATAGCTTCTATATTGGGATTTCTTAATATTGCATCATTCAAAAACATGGCACCACCGCCAGTTATAGTGAAAATATGATTCACTCCCATTTCATGAATCTTATTTGCAATGTAATCTGCTACCCTAATTTTACTATCGTTTACCATATAAATTTATTCTTGTAGTAATTTACTATGTCGATGATTTCTGTATCAAAGTCTTTCTTGGGTTCCCATCCCAAAGAGCGAAGTTTAGAGTCATCCAAAGCATACCTTAAATCTTGTCCCACACGAGAAAATGAGGTATCAACATAGTCTTTTATATCATATTCTTCCCCGTCTGTCAATACAGAAATTAACTTATGAACAGTATCCATGTTGGTTTGTTCAAACCCGCCAGCGATGTTATAAATTTCATTATTCATACCAGACTCAATAATCTTTATAACAGCGTTAGCCGTATCCTCTGCATGTAACCAATTTCGGACAGGTGTTCCATTATTGTGAAGTGGTATTTTTCTACCAAGTTTCAAGAACTTACAAGCCTTTGGTATTAATTTTTCAACATACTGGCCAATGCCATAATTATTGGTGGGACGAACAATCACATATGGGATATTATAAGTTCTGGCCCACGCCAGCACTAACATGTCGGCGGCCGCCTTAGTTGCAGAATAAGGGTTAGAAGGCTTTAATATATCATTTTCCGTGTGCGCACCATCCTCTATATCCCCATACACCTCATCTGTGCTGAAATGTAACAGAGTAGGAACCTTGGTGTGTTCTTGTCGATAATTTTTTATCAACTCTAAAATATTATGCACACCGTTTATATTGGACTCAACAAAATCATCACTATTCGCAATAGAATTACCAACGTGTGTTTCTGCTGCCGTATTAATCACATAATCACAGTCATATAAAAATTTTAACTCGTTTATATCACAATGCACAAATGAAAAATTATCGTAGGATTCAAACTCCGAGAGAAGATTTTTATTGGCAGCATAGGTTATTTTATCAACACCCTTTACATACCAACCACGATCCAGGCATAATCTAGTGACATAAGATCCAATAAATCCCAGACATCCAGTGACATAAACTACTTTTTTTTCTTCAATATTCATAATACAAAATCTTCATATGATTGACCTATAAACTCAGGAATTTCATTTTCTAATCTCTCTGTAGGATATTTATTTCCCCCAAGATGAGTGCTTTCATCATGAACTAATGCACTTTTAATTTTGGGTATGATGTAATTCCAAAGAAACTGCTGATCCACTTGAACATTGGTATCAAACTCTTCTCCCAATGTTAACTTATGCTTCTCTACTAGAGAAGAAAAATCAGGAACAAGGTTACCCTTTGCTCCCCACATCCCAGCCATCATAGGAACTGCATGTTCCACATTGTCTCTCATTATATGGTAATCATGCCCAGATTGTATCCACTCCTCCACAGCAGAGGCCTCTCTTCTGCCTAACCGAGAATCCAAATCCCTTACGATAAAATATTCAACATCAGATTCCTGAAGAGGGAAGAATCTAATTAGTCTTTGACATTGTGAATCTATTTGATCATGCATGAAGACTTCGCAATTATCATATTCTTTCATTTTTCGTATAAGTTCAGGTGAAGTATTTTCTTTAGAAATATAATATCTACAAATCCATCCGGGATAATAGGTAGAAGCCAATTCTAAGTTTTCAATAGCACCACTAGTATACTTCTTGTCATTCCCCCATAGACTAAAACATATTAATTTTTTCATAGATCTTCCCAAAATATACCAGTATCAGTTGTTCCCCAGTACCCAGTGATCAACGCTGAAATGTGGATCGGGAAAACTTCTTTGGGTAAAGAGTTAACGTACTTCCATCTTTCATAAATGTTTTCGTGACCACTATACCAAGCATCTTTAAATTTAACATCCTCGTCGAAATAATAACTGTAATGATCAAATATAGGACTCAGCATCTTACCTTCTTTATCCTCACATCCCTCCAGAGTTGGAGGTTCATGACGAACAAAAGATTCACCTTCCCAATCCCATAGTCTGATGTAACCCCCATCCCTTCCTTCACCCCAATGACCTTTTGCGAGCAAATTCTTACCAACATAATATCTACTCATAAACCCGGCATACTTTAGATTACCTTCCGTCAGTTCTTTCTCTCCCTGATCAAGTGCCTCTGCTGTCCACTGTTCATCGATGTCAAATTCCCAAAGAAAACATTTGTCAGTGAGTTTCTTGACTTCTTCGATTGCACGATTTACCTGATCGTCTTTAGAATTCCAGAAACCATCAGAGGGAACGTATACTAAATTGGATTCTGTTTTCGCCAACTCTTCCATAAACTCTCTAGTACCATCGACACTTGCACCGTTATTGTGATATTCATCAGGAATGGTTTTACACCACTGAGTGCTACCATTAGATTGGGATGCGCCTTCTACTACCACCCACTTATCACAATTATCTAATATAAATCTATATTGATCATTGTGTAACAAATGATGTTTGCCATTTAAAATAATACTAAAGATTACTCTCATCTATCTCTCCAAGGGATTTTACGGATCTAAACTTAGATCCGTAATTAAAGGTTTCTGCGGGACACCATACTGTAAAACTTTCCACATTCTCAATTGTCCATTTATTCATGCAAAGGTGTAGTGGACCCGTGTTGACACCTACAATATGTTTAACATTTTTAGATAATTTTGCAATGTCCACTACACTAAAATTATAATCCAGAGTACAAGGAAGGTCAAGATATTTTGTAGTTGTAATAACCTTTTTATTCTTAAACTGCAACCGTTCAATAAAACTTGATACCTCTTCTTCAAAATTTGGAAAGGGAATGCTCATGTTTTGACTATTGATAAACAAATAATCGTAAGAGTCGATGGATGTCTCGCAAGAAGACTCCAAAGAGGATTCATTGTAGATCATGTCTGATTTTTTAGAAAACGGACATTCTATTCCCATTTTGTCGGATAAAATCTTAGATAAAATGAGAAAAAATGTTCCTTGATCAGAATCATCGCCAAAAATTACATCAGAATCATCACATATCTGAGAATAATTATGAGCACCTATCCATGTGTTAATAAAATTTTCATGATCTGTATCAGCAGGAACTACCGAATATAAATTAACCCCATCATTTCCTATAAACTCTTTCAATTGGGAGTGATATGCTGGATTGCATAGAAAATTAAAAGTTACATTATTGCACTTAGTTGCATGTATTAAAAAATGCAACGTCTGTATACAATCACCCAAATGATACTGATTATAACAATTAATCACTCGTTTCATTTTAAATCCCCGCAAAACTGATCCACAATTTTTTCAATATAATCGAGTTGCTCTGGAGTAATGACCGGACTAGTTCCCAAGAAAAATGTATCAGTGGTAACTTTTCTTGCATTTGGATAATCACGAACAATTTGATTCTGATCCATGAGGCCTTCGTAAGCAGGCTGTAACATAATATTACCAGCAAAGTACGGTCTAGTTTGAATCATTGCATTCTCTAAATGATCTACTATATCTTTCCTTGCAAAAGGAGCATTATCTTTTATGGTCAAAGCAAATGCAAACCAAGCAGGATCCGAGTGCTCTGTTTTCTTGGGAATTACAAAATAATCATCATACTTAGAGAATATATCACATAATCTTTTATGATTATACTTTCTCTTTTCTATGATCTCCGGGAGTCTATCCAACTGTACTAGACCCATCGCTGCCTGTAAATCTGTAGGTTTGAGATTATATCCTATCTCATCGTACACATACTTGTGATCAAATATTTCATCAGGTAACGCAGGTAACCAATTAGAAAAACGGTTCTTACATGTCCCATTCTTCAGAAGACCTGCCTTTTGACCCACACAATAGCATCCTCTTCCCCACTCACGAAAACTCCTAGCAACAATTTCCTGCATCTTGGTATTACATGCAACAAATCCACCTTCACCCATAGTGATATGATGTGCGGGATAGAAAGAACAAGACGCGAAGTCACCGTAACTACCTAAAGCCCTATCCTTGTAGGTGGATCCCAGAGCGTCACAGCAGTCCTCTAATAGAATGAGTCCATACTCATCTATTATCTCCATTAGTCGATCCATATTAGGGGGGTTTCCGAGAACATGTGCAAAGGTTATAATCTTACAACCCTCCTTCGCACGTTCCTCAACCTGATCTAAATTTAAATTTAGAGTATCTAATTCAATATCAACAAATACAGGTTCAAATCCTACTTGAAATATAGGATTTATTGTAGTAGGAAATCCGGCAATAGGAGTTATTACTTTAGTGCCTTTAGGAAAATTTGTCAATCTTTTTGATGTCAACGCAGACATCATTATAAGATTGGAACTGCTTCCACTGTTAGTTAATACACCAAACTCCTTTTGCATCAATTTAGGAAACTGATTTTCGAATCGAATGCCATTTTTACCAAGAACCAACCACCCATCAAGTAGTGTTTTAATAGAAGCAGTATATTCCTCTACACCAAAATATGGTCCTGCATATTGAACCCAGTCCTTTCCCGGTGTCCATGACTTCTTTTCATTCTTTTCATCGATAAATTTTTCTACTAGTTCTAAAATTTCTTTCATAATGTATAATTATCACTTCACTTATGTTTAAAGACGTATCGATCTCCGATGTTTCCACCAGTATGCTTAGATTCGGCGTGATTATAAATTTGTTTAACCAATTTAAATTTAGACTTCATTTTTTCAACTTGTCCAGTATCATGTCTAATATCAATAATGATGCGCCCTTCGGGGTGTAAAGTTTTCTCAAACAAATCCATATAGGTATCAACATTATAATGCCAACCACATGACAAGAGTGAAGTTATGAGATGAAATTTCTTTTCATATAATTCATCATGCTCATCAACTTCAAACGTGTGGATTTTTTCATCAGGAACTCCGTTTTCGGTCATTATCTCACGAGCAGCACTCATGCTGTTATATCCTCTATACTCCTCATTGAACCCAGAAATCTTTGTAGTATCGAGTTCGGTTTTATCCAAAAGAAAAATATCAAGAACCCTACTCTTTGGATAATAATTATCAGGATAATGATTGTAAATTGCCACATCAATCAAACTCAAGCCACAACCAATGTCCAAAGAATTTTCACAGAGTTGTGGAAGATAATCCTTAATCATATCATAGTCTGTTTGATTCATCTTTGTCAATGCCGCGTCAACTTCCTCTTGGGGAGAATCTTCGGTAAGGGCATATTCTGTAGTAAGTCTGGTTCTCTGGGGAAACAGATACTTTAAATAGTCCTTATTAAAATTATTAATTTTACACGTTTCGGTTACCATATCATACATCTCCATGAATATTCATTCCCCAATCATTGAGGTTTGGAATATTATATTTTTTTACATTTTCTTTAATGAACTTATATTTGTAACTTTCTTTCAAATCCTGTTTAGAATATATCTCAGGATCCACCTTCAGATCAAAATCGAAGTCAACATATTCCCAATCAAAATTTGCAACAGATTCGTCATACGCAGAGGGAGGAGTAACATCATGACCATAGGTAGCATGATTAACATAATCAGTTACTTTCCAGAAATATTGTTTAACAGCCACAGTTGGTTTGTCTAACCATTGTAAATGTGCTATAAATAAACCGGGAGAATTGACAACACCATGTCTACCCGGATGGGGAAGATGTTCGGAGTGCATCTCCGCTTTTTTAAACTCAGGTCTAGTGGAGTAACTTGATATTCTGTCTTTGAAGTTATTTTTCCAAGGTCCATCAACTCTTACTCTATTCTTTCCGGTATACTGAATCCACGGACAATACAGTAGAGTATCTTTATTATTTTCAAGTGCTTCCTCTAATTGTTCCTTGCTTATGTGACCATCTAGATACTCGTCACTGTCCAAACAAATAATATTACCAGAATGCTTAAATGCCTCATCAAACAAAGCCTGTCTCACATTTGATTCTTTATGTGTGGCATCTCCAGCAGCCTCGGTTTTAAGAACAGACACAATATTAAACTCATCTTTATGTTCTTCTAACCACTCACTAGTTCCGTCAGTGGAACAATCATCCATAAAAACAAAAGCATCTGCATACTTCCGCCAAATAGGCATCATTTCTTTGATAAGAAACAATTCATTTCGGGTCATTGTTATTTGTACGATCATGCTTTATTATTTCCTTAAAAATTCTTTCATCAAAGTTGGCATACTCTATCGCTCGTTTTTTGTTTTCTTTCATGACATCAAGTTTATTGAAATAATGTTCTGGAGTTATATCGTTAAGTTTCTCTAATAGATCATCTATTGTATCAAATAAAATCATTCCGTCAACATCAAAATAATCCTCTATATTGGTACATCCCCAATAAATTGGAATGCTCAATGTAAGAAAAGAATCAATCAGTTTTTCTGTGAAGTAGTTTCCTATTGCATGATTTTCTATACAAATGTGATATTGAGAATCGAATAGTACCTCTTTCTCCCCTCCGGGTAGAGGAGTGGGTGCATTTGAAAAACACTTTACACTGGTATAAAAATTTCTTGCTATAGGTATCTCTTCTTTTCTATTCCAAACTTGTTGCCTTAATGCGTAACCAGGTCGATTTAGATTGTACCAAGAAGCAAGAAAACTTACACTAAAATCTTTAGTAATACCATCAAAAGATGGACTATTATCTTCATATCTACCTAATCCATCAGGGTGTTTTATGTTTCCTCTATTTAACCAAGTGCTACCATACGGAAACTTTTTGGCATTCTCACAGAAAACAATAATTTCATCATCGGTTCCTAAAATAAGATCATACTTTTTATGATTATCAATGACCTCACTTATGGTAGATCGATTGGGTGACATCATAGATTCATTTGACAACACAAGAACTTTGACAGCATTCGGATTATCGAATGACTCCATACGAGTAAAATGTATTTCCACCGGAAATGGAAATGTTAATTCATCAGAAAAAAGATAATCACCGTTCTTTATTGTAGGTTTATAGGATTTTGTTTGCAAGTTCATCATCAGCCATTTCTAAAGATCGTACTGTCTCTAAATTATTTTGAATATAAGGTTTCATAGATTCATATAAGTCCGCACTCAAAGAGTCTATATCAAAATTATCATCTAATGATATAATTCCACGATCATCAAATCGATGTCCAATGTTCGTTGCACCCCAGTAAATGGGAACCGTTCCTACCGCAAAACAATCTGTCACCTTTTCTGTATAATAATTTGGAACAGATTCGTTCTCCATTACTACCGAGAACATATATGGACATATAGCAGATCGTTTATCATTCCATTTCAAATTTAAATCATCAGAAATACCTATTCGGGGAGAGTCACATGCACCCCCAAATAAATCTAATTTATTTTTAAACTTAGAAGCAATTTCATGCCTATATTGATGTCCGGGACATGCCAATTTAGGAGAAGCAACCATAGAACATAATTTTATTTTGTCGTGCATTCCCCATGACTCTACAGGAATCCACGGAAAATTACTACCAGTTGAATTATAAATGAAACGATCATCAAGACCTAACAATTTTTGATTATTAGTAAATATAGCCTCGAACTCACCTTCTTCTATAATAACTTCATAGAAGTCCTCCAGTGATTGTGCAAGTTGAGGAACTATTGCTGATGACTCACACACCCATCCATATCTCTTCTGATCAAATCTCTTATCTATTTTGTTTGCATATAGAATAGAGTTATCGATCAAGATTTGAATATCTTGATGTTCATTTGACCATTCAAATGTTTTTGGTTTTAAATTTGAATTAGAAGATTGATCTGGATTGAATCCAGCACCCACACACTGTAGTTTTTTCATAGTATTCCCACTGTTTGTATTGCTAAAAGGTTACCATCTATACCCATTTTCTTTAAAACTTCTATCTTATCAGGAACGTCCGACATTCCCATCTCAATTACTGTATATTCATTCACATCCTGCGGCCATACACAGTATGTTGGTGGGAATACGCCATACTTCACCATTTCCTGGCAAGAACCAAATATTCCAAATAAAACTTCGTGATCAAAGTTTACATCCATATCCAATAAAACCTGTTCCGATCGATTTATCCATTCGTCCAAGAAAAATAAAGCCCCATCCGTATAATTAAAATACAAAGGAGAGGCCTTCATTCCTCTGAGATCAGGAGATGAGGATGAAAAAGCAACATCAACATGTTCCGGAACCATATCAAATGCCTGTGGATATTGCCTAAAAACTGTATCAACATCAGTCCACACCAGTGGTTGTTTGAGTTCTTCCAGTTTATCTTTAATAAACTTTGGTTTCGATAAACAATTATTTCTATAGGAACCCAGAGATTCCTTTTCCTCTAGGTGTAAGTCTAGAGAAAAACGGGAAGACATTTCCCGAAGTCTATCCGCACACTTTGTGTAGTATTTATCCTCATTTACATCAGAATAAAAAGAAATCACTTTTGTCATTATAAATTACTTTCCAATATGGTATTTAGGTATCAGTTCCCAATCCTTTTTATCTTTATGGGGGATTATTTTAATCTGTCCCATACTAGCAATTGGATCTTTGATTTTTTCGGGATTTAAGATTTCACAGAGTTCCCATTCATCTACCAGTTTGGCTATTAAATTCCTACGTCCAACATCCGATTCCGATATATCACTTTCCAATCCATCCAGAATGAATAGTTCCTTGAAATGCATAATGGCATATCTTCCACGTTTATGAAGAATATGACATGATTGGAATAATTTATTTTCTTTTCTGGAGGAGACACCCATTCGAGTTAATGTCTCCTTAACCATTAAAAAATCATCTTCTTCTTCCAGTCGAACTTCAATACCCAGTCCGTTAAAGACATCCTCAGTTTCCATAAATCACCTCACTAAGAGTACATTTTACAAATATTTATGTTTTCTGTACATTTAGGTCCTTTAGATGGCTGATATACTCATCGGACAGTAGAGGTAGTATGTTTTTTGCTTTTGGAGCAGAACATTTAAATTCATCCATTACCAACTGAAGGTCATCAGTTATCTCATTTTTAATCCATTTACTGAATCTCTTTCTCTTTCTGATGGTTTCCATGTAGTAATCATATTGCATTTTACCACTAAGATCAGAATGCATATTCATCTGATTTGCATGTAAAATTGTGTCCGTAAAATAGGACAAACACCTGTTTATGACATAAGGAAGATAGTTTTTTTCTGCTAATTCTGGATCATTGAGAAATATATTATTCTTCTCATAATTGATTGAGTTTAGATACTCAGTCAGTTTCATCAGATTTTCCAACCACTGCTATAATATTAGATCGTCTAATAACATCGAAATCGCTATGCACTCCAATACGATCGGCTGCATTATAAAGAATAATATCACCAACAGAATAATCAATATGATTGGATATTTTTCCATCCACTCCGGGAACTCCGGGGCCCATACTAATAATCTTTGCCTCTGCAAAGGTGGTATCTAGAACTTGGCTGGTTTTAAAAATAATACCAGAATCCGTAGTTCTCTCTTCTTCATAATCAATTTTTTCTACCAACAGGAAGTCTCCCTGCGCCATAAAATTTTTCATTTAAATTCACACTCCATCATAAGTTCCACGATACACGCGGTAAGGTTAATTTCTTGATCTGCAACGAATGCAGACTTGTATTGATACTCGGCAATAATAAGAATTGCTTGAGGAATTGAAGACGGCTTCATATGTTCATTCAATCCATCATAAATCTTACGAAAAAGTTCCGTCTGCGAATTATCTATGTTTTCTGCAACCCATTTTCTACAGGAAGCAAAGTCTCGATTCTTCATGGCAGATACAAGATCCTTTACTTGCAACTCCCCTATGGAAGAAAGAATACCAACATCAATAAGACCAGATACAGAATATCTCTGGAGTTCATTAAGAATCCTTCGAATATCTGGGAAGTATTTCGTAATTAGACTAACAAGAACAGACTTCTCATACGGTATTTTCTCCGTGCTTAAAATCTCTTCTAGTCTCGAAAGGATTTGAATTGCAATTCCAGGCTTCTCTTTTGCTGGAATTTTAAACTCAATATTAGTACATCTGGAATGAATAGGAGATATAATCCTATTCTTATAGTTACATGTAATTATAAATCTACAGTTCTTAGAGAACTCTTCAATTGCACCACGAAGTGCTGGTTGAATACTTTGTGCATTACTATAATCAAATTCGTCTAGAATAACAATTTTACTTCCACCATTCAGCGAGACAGTGCTTGCAAACTGACGAATCTTTGTTCGAAGAGTGTCAATGTTACCCTCCTCTGAACAGTTTATGAGTATATAATCTGCATTTAACTCATTACAAACTGCACGAGCAACTGTAGTCTTGCCAACTCCTGCTCCACCGTAAAGTAGTAAATTTTGAGACTGGCCAGACTTAATAATCCCAGACAAAGTATCCTTCAAACTTTGCGGAAGTATACAATCTTCAATTGTCTTTGGTCGATATTTTTCGACAAACAATCCATGATCAATCATTTAATATAATCACCCATCAAATTTGCTAGAGGTTTCTAGTGCAATCCAGTAAGTAAGATCAAAATCACTATGAGTAAACTTACTGATAACAGTTTCAGTAAAATCTACCGTATAATTTCCGGGAAACAGACGCAAAAGATTGATCTTAAAATCAAACTGATATGAGGCATCAACTGTGTTTTCTCCCAGAGAGATCGAATAATGATTACTAGTAGGATCATTCACATCATGAACAATACCAAGTATCTCCGAACCGTCATCACTCGGACAAATTCTTAGGTCCTGAACCTGTAGAACAGAAGAAGCCTTTGTTAGTTCGTTAAACATAAAATTTGTCATGTCAATTGTCAACGCAGTATCTGGCATATTTACCTGTTTAGTCGGAACCGTAAGTAAAGATGGTTCACAATAATGATACTTTACCGAACTCTTCTTCCCGTCACCAATCAGCACATACTTATCATCGAAAGTAAATTCTGGAGAATCAAACATCGAAACCACAGATAAAAACTTACTAAGATCCCAAATACCAAACTTAGTAGAAAACTCTTCATCAACTACTGCTCTAGCCATAACATTTTTAGTGGGGGTAATAGTTTCAATAACATTGCCCTCCTGTACTAAAATGTTAGAATTTAAACTAGAAAAATTCTTAAGTACCGCAAGTGTTTCCTTGCTGAGTTTTGTTGCTTCACTTACCATCAAAATTGATCCTCCATTTTTTCCATATAATCATCATAATCCATATTACCCTTTTTAATATTTTTTAGGTAACTCTTATCTTTTTTTCGAGAGGCTTTTTTATATGATCGTTCTTTTCTTTTACGGTAAGCCTCCGACTCATCTGTTTTATTATTACTTCTTTTCATTTTTCAGAAATCTCCAAGATTCTCTATAAGATTTTTAAGTCTATTGTCTATCATATAGTTAAGAATTTTGGATCTGTCTCCGTGAGAATTATTTTCGTATTGGTTAATAATTTCTTTCTGTATTGTATCAGGTACAGAATCCAAGTCAATTAATTTTTCATTCCTATCCCAGCCCGCCGAGCAATATTCTGGAGGTGATCCAGTTGTGTTATACGTTTCTAAAATATCAGAAATAACGGCTTTAGTTAATCTTTTTTGTCTTTTAGTTTTTACTACAAATGTATCATCATCTGACATGATATTTGGGATACCATCAGAGGTATCCCCCCTAATAATATGATCAACTAGAAAAAAATCAGGATCATCACATATGAGATAATCTTTCTTGATACAGGAATATTGCCTAACATTTTCAAATTTTTGTAGTTGTTTGAAGTCTTTATCATTAGAAAGAATTATAATTTTCTCTTTTGAATGATACTCTTTACAAATAACCGCGATGATGTCGTCAGCCTCTGCTCTGTCAACTTTAATATTCTTGTACGGGAAATTGTGTTGTATTTCTGTACGAATTTCATGGAGAGCATCATATATACTCTTCCAATCAACATCAGATTCATCTTGCTTCGTCTTCCTATTTTGCTTATAGTAAGAAAATAGGTCTTTTCTCCAACAATTGCTGGAGTCATGGCAGATTACAAGTTCTCCATACTCGTCTTTGAACATGGATCTATACATTCTGTATGTGTTGAGAACCATATGCCTTAGCATATTTTCATCAATAGTATCCACCTGTTTCATAGTCTGAAAAATATTGGCAAGAAGTATTTGATTATTATCAAGAAGTATCAAAGTTTAATCCAAAAATAAAAAAAAAGTTACTAAAATTCAATCCAAAACATGACACCGTTTGTCTGCTTTACTCTAGTATACAATACACCAGCGGTTGGGTCCAACCATTTATCACCTTCTTCTGAAAATTTAGGTGCGGTTTCTGATCTATAACATTTTGTCATGGAACTTAATCTATACCAAAGTTCAGTGTTGACTAGTGGTGGTGGCAGTTTACCGGACTGCAAAGCCAAAAATGAACTTCCATTATATTCAACAAGATCCCCATAGTCATAATGATCACCCTTTTGATATTCTCTGCGAATAACAAATGAATCAATATTCTCGTTCATGGACTCACCCGCAATATAATCGTTTCATCGTTTGTTCTTCCAACTGCCGGAATTGACTTAGATTTTAAAGAATCAATCTGCCTTTTTGCAGAGAGGGGAGTGCCGTTTACTATTGCAGAGAGGATTTGTTTGTTGTTTCGTATGGCTTTCATGACTGAAGTTTCTGTATTAAAGTTCTTGATCGTTGTGCCTGATACGGTGAATCCCTCTTCACTCTCAAGAAAAACAATTCTATTGTTTTTCTTATGATATAGAATACAACACTTCGCACCAACTATATTTATTGGATCGACAGACTTAATATTTAACTTACTGTCTTCCTTCATAAACTTCAAATTTTTAATCAGTTTAGAAGGATTAATTTTCTTTTTTCTTCGTGTAATCTTACTATTTTTCTCTAGAACATCCACCAATAAAGTGAGATACTCATCGATTTTGATAAGTTTAGTGGTAGACAGAAAAGACCATGCCTCGGAGCATTGAGGATCTGTTCCCCTAATAGCACAACGAATCTCATCTTGATTGCGAGAAAATATCTCCAACAATTCTTTTTGAGTTTTCTTCGGAGTCTTGTATGAATCTATAATATTAGAGAATCGAGGCTTTCTACTAGATTCATTATTTTGTATCTTGGTTAGATACTCATCAAACATTGACTCTAAACGATATCCTAGTTCTTCGCTGCTATTCATTGTGGTTTCCAAAAAACATAAACTGGTTCATATTTTAAATGTTTTCCATTCACTTTACAATAATTCTTACAAAGAGGCTTTCCATCTTCCCCTACTCTATTTTGTCCGGGCATTCCTTCTAATGCCATTTTCAATTTATATTTATACTCCAAGCCCATTTCTTCGAGGATTTTTTGTGAATCCTCTTCTAGTGGAAGATAATCTCCCTTTACCAGAATGTCTGCTATGTTCCATAGCAGGTATCTTCCCGGCCTCAACCACTCCGCACAGGTCTCCAGCGTAGGACGCAGGAACCCGTCTCTCCACGATTCATAAGTAGAACCATACTTCTTGTATGACTGGTTCTCATCTTCGCTATACGCTTCTCTATTGAAGTATGGCGGAGAGGTGAATATTAGATCCACCTTTCCTCTATGTCTCTGGAAATCAGGATCATTACGAACCTCTTCTGATCCTAGTTGATATACTTCGTATTCATTTGTGTCGGAGAAGAAAGAATTGGATCTTGTGGTTTTGGTGTTGTAAAAATCCGCAACCATAGAGTATTTAGAAGTCCCATCATCAAAGAAATTATCAGGATTGGGATCAGTGCCAATGTAACGAATATGGCGATCGTCACGGACAGACATAGCGCCAAGGATACGGCCACCCCAACCAGAACTCGGATCATAGATTCGCAAATCTGTTTTGTCGGAGATGTGTTCAGTAAATCTTTCATATAAGTATTTAGCCGTCATGGGAGGAAAATTAACTGCTGGTTGAATATATCCAATTCTAAAAGCCTTAAAGCAAGCAGGGAACAGTTTCTTTCCCTTTGTGTAGAGGCGAATAGAATACACACGATCATCGGGCATATTCTCGAT